TACATCTATATTTTTTAGAATATTACTCATTATAATATATGCTTCCTTCCCTTGTGGAACCGACGATTCATTCTATTCTACAGTACGAATTAAAAAATAGTCATGAAAGTAAATTTCAACGGGATAGTTTTTATGTAAATCTATTTGGGTTTGTCTTTTTGTTCTCCTTGATTGCTCTGATTCTATGGACACATTACAAAGGAAAACAAGACATTCAGGCACGAATCTTGAGAGAACGTAAAAAGAAGGAATACGTCCTGTCCAAATTACATTATTACCAACGAATTAAAGAACAAGAGTATAGTGGGATTCCTTTTTTATCCAAATAACTATATGGAGGCTTATATCAAAGACCGAAAGAAACAATTGAATGCCTGTTCCAAAGCTATCAAGAAATTGGTCAAGGCAGGACGTATGGAGGATGTACCCAAACTTAAACAAGAATATATACAACTCCTTACCAAACCTCCTCCCTATAAGAGAGACCATTATATGACGGAATCCACGTACGGTCAATCCTTAAATCAACGCATACGAGAGGCTGAGAATAAGTTTATCGAACTAAAACTGGACCTTTGCTATGACCTTCATGATGGTCTGAAAGAATACGATGAACAGGACAAACAGGTTGCTCTTCTTCGAAAAACTCGAGAGGCCCTACTCTCCAAGAAGAGGGAGCGGGAACTTCTGGAGGAACGAAATAGGAAACAGAAACAAGAGAAAGTGAAAGGGTTGATGGATACTTATTTCTTTTTAGAGAATGAAGATAAAAAGGCCACCTACAAGGAGCTGGAAACCCTATCTTCTCAACTGTCTAATCCAATGAGGCAAGTGATTGCTTATGAGATTGAACAGAAAGATTTGGAATATCGACTAACTCAATTATATGACCCTTTCTATCCTGTAAAAATATCCATCTAATATATGAAGTTAGATGTACGTTATTTTATAGTGAGCCTTGCCTTAGGATTGTTTTACGTGTATCTCTCTGATGATACACCCACGATAGTGATTTATCCTACTCCTGAAAATTTACACCAATATCAATATAAAAAGGAAGGGTCGGAGTCTTGTTTCTCCTATGATTTACATGAAGTCAAATGCCCTTCTAGATAATCTTCTTGTTATATATGAAAATCATCACGTGGAACATTCTGGCTTCAGAATGGATAGAACCTGAATATTATCCAACCGTAAGGGATTTTAGTATCATGGATAGTCAGAAGAGAATCGCCTTGATTGTGAATCGGCTGGTAAGTGAGAACGCGGATATTATACTCCTTCAAGAAGTCACGGATGTACATTATGATGTCTTATATAAGCAATTTCAAAAAACCTATTATATCTCTTCTCTGAAACCGATTCAATGGTACAAATCAAAAAAAACATCTTCTGGAAATATCACGCTGGTTCGAAAATCCTTATGTAAAAGGGTTTCTGAATCTCCTCTGGATTATGGTGTAGTCGTAAAGGCAGACCATATCGCGATATATAATGTTCATTTAGATGATGTATCTCCCAAAAAAAGACAAAAACAACTCGACCAACTCCGTCCGAAATTAGAGAAAGAAAAACAGGTCATCCTAGGAGGCGACTTTAACCAAGAATACAAACCGAATGCTTCCCTGTACAATGTACCGGGATTTATCGTTCATAACCAATGCGTGAGTTATTTTGTAGAGAAGAATATGAATATTGACAATATTCTAACCAAAGGATTTAGGGTATCCAACGACAAGTGTCGAGGTGTTCCAGGTACGGTCACGGAAGGATTACGTGTCTATGGGTCAGACCATATTCCTATCCTGACAGAAGTTTATTCCTCTATTTAGAAAATAAAGGATACATATAGTATGGCTCATACGGACATTCTAGTCGCTGTCGTTTTAGGGTTTGGCCTTTCTGCTTTGTTTAAACTATGTTGTGATTCTAGAAAATGTATTGTATATCGTGCGCCTGCGATAGAACAACGAATCATACGTCATGAAAATAAATGTTACCAACCGACAGAACGAGCGGAGACCTGCGATTCGACCAAAACTTTAGTGGAAGTCCATGAGTAAAAGACCCACGACCAATGAGTAAAAAAGTCCGTTTTTGTATCCACACTATCTTTATATGGAAAATACAACCAATATTAATGATTTGCCTGTTGACAACAACCCTCCTTCTTCGATGGAATTGCCAGAACACAATATTCGGGAAAACCCGCCCATGGATGAGTCGGTCTATTTAGAACCTGAAAAGAAAAAGCGTGTCCGATTTAGCCAAGTACATGAGAAACCCACCACCTTTCAAGAAAAACACAAAGTAATTCTATTGGCATGTTTGTTCTTCCTCTTATTTAGTGACACCAAGGTAAAAAATTACTTGATGAACATATTGGTCGTGATTTTTGGAGAGGTCCTGCGAACTGCTGGCGGAGGTTCTTCGAAGATAGGACAAGTAGCCTATGCGATTCTTTATGGGATAACACTCGTGCTGTTGGTTTCCTTTATTGATATCTCCGCATTGACTTTGTAGGCATTCCACATAAAATAGAGATACATACTATAGACAATCGTTCGAATCCAGTAGAATAACACGCGGATAGGCATATTCGACTCTCGTAGCAAAGCTTCGTATCGCATCTTGTATACTTCAAGGTCATTTTGGCTTACGGCCAGTTCTTCCTCCAATTGGTCTATCTTCTCTAGTTTCTCCTTGTTTGTCTCCTGGATAAACTTGGATACTTTCGCATACATGTTATTACAAAATATACTACGCTGTCGTGAAGTATATTTTGCTTTGAACTGGTCTTCCTCAATGAGGTCGCGAATCAATTGGTCGATGGACATTTTTATCTTTTCTGAATTCTTTTCCGAGTCATCAATTTTTTACGAGAAGGTACGTACTGGAAGAAGTCAGTCTTCTTTCCTTCTCTTTGTTTGCGAAGCTCCTCCAATGTCATTTGTGTTCCGTAACAAGGTAACATAAACCGTTTCATCAGTGGATGAGAGGCATCTTTGATTTGACTGAGTAAATAACAAAAGGACAACAATCTTTTCTTCGACAGATGTTTGAGGTTCGCAAAAGAGAGCGCATAATATAACGCGAGACATGTATCATACGTTGCCCATTTGTGTTTTTCATAGACGTTATAATTCATGCAGGAATCTGAAAGAATCACATAGAGCATTGGATAGCTATCCACATGGATTTCATATACCTTGATAAGTTTATTTTGATAATAGGTGTATTGAACATTCAATCCTTTGAGTAGACTCCATATCTCTTCAATCGTATCCGACAATACAAAGACCACGCCCTGTTGTTTGTAGTGATACTTTTTGGGAAAAAGCTCTTGCCAGAGATACATCGAATAATCTCCAAGAAGGACATACTCTTTGAGACGACTCGCTACCTCTTTGACTAATTTTTGAGGCACGTGTAAGGTGGGTCGGATATCACACTTTCGAATTAAAAAGGGATGATACTGATTGAGTAGTTCCAGACGCTGGTACACTTTGGTCCATCGACTCAGGTCACCTAGAGGTCGAGCTAATTCTTGATGCATGCTCATACGTAAATAGTTATAGGGAACATAATGAATCCCGTCACGCGTGAAAGATTCGTTCCATAAGTTTTTGAACAGGTCTTCTTCCAATTGAGTCATGTCCACCAAAGGCAAGTAATTGACAAATAATTTATAGGTCCCTTGAAACATGGAAGGCTTCACTTCAATCGATGTAAATTCGGGATAGAGCAAGTCCGCAAGTTCCGTCAAGTCTTCTTTGGCTCGTACGGAAAAGAAATCATAGTCTGGGATATCGGAGTCTTGATAGAACTGAACCTCTTTGGGTAATGCGCGATTGATAGCCGTTCCGCCGTAACCAACCAACTCTTTGTCTCGTATAAATTTCTCTATCTTGACAAATAGTTCCGGTTTGGTATAGGCCTCTTTCTTTTGTTTCTTTTGTTCCGCCTGGTTGATAAGAATGGCTTTTTCAAGTGTCTCCATAGTCTATAGTATAACGAATTATTTTTTAGAATCAGTTGATTCTGGTTCGGGTTGTTTGATGATGGAACTTTTGAAAAATTCATGGTATTTTGTCATATATACATCGTTCATCTGAAAGTTCATTCCGATAAACTGAAATCGCTGCTTCATCCCTACGGTGTAAAAATCATAATTTACACTCTTTGCGTTGTAATCTGGATAGAGTACGTTTACGTTCGCGGTATTGGGGTCGATGCCCGAGTCCAACAAATCGAATGCGTCTGTCTCTCGATAGATTTGATTGGACAAGGTACCTAATCGCAATCCAGTGATGGGTGCTAGCGTGCTGTTTTCAAATCCGTTTAGTCCTGTCAAATCGACCAAGATAATGACTTTTCCTTTGAACGAGGAAATAGGTTCATGGTCCATTGCCAAAGTGTTTGATGCTTTAAATAGTTTGTTTCCAGACGAATTCCCATATCCAAATACCGATTGAATCGCATCCCCCATTTTATTATAGATATTGACGTTCGCACTTTGAATACGAAAGATGAGGAACAGAGGGTCATTGATATTTGGGCAATTTGCGGTATCATACAGAAAGAGTTGTTTGACTTGTACCATGGTTTTCGTAAAAGGTAGACTATTGTAGGATTCTTTGTATTTTTTAGAAAGAATCGTAGAGGTACCAATGACCGGTTCACCGCGTAAGGAAAAAATCGTAAAATCTAGAGCACGGGCACCTTGTTTCGCACAATTTGTAAGAGCACAGGTATCTACATACCCATTTTTGAGTTCTCCGTTACAACAGCAATTATACGCAGTCTTGATAAAAGTATTTCTCAGGGGAGTTTTCAATACATCATCCGAGAGAGTTTTCATGGTAAGTAATGGATAACTTTTGATAATGTCACAGTTGTATTTACGTTGTCGAACCGCCAAATAAATGAAATACAAGAAGAAGAACAAAATCACAAAGATGAGAACAATACCAATCGTATTTTTGGTCATATTTGGTTTCATTTTTTCGTACATATCCTTCATGGTATCTAGACCCGGGATACTTTTCCCGTCTGACATACGATATATGTATATTTAAATATAAAAAATTTATGTTTATCATATAAAATGGGTGGTGGATTATTAAATATCATCTCTTATGGAAATCAGAATATCATGTTGAACGGAAATCCTAGTAAAACCTTTTTCAAATCAGTCTATGCCAAATACACAAACTTTGGCATGCAAAAATTTCGTTTGGATTACGACGGACAAAGAACGTTGAAATTGAACGAAGACACCCATCTCACCTTTAAAGTTCCGAGGCATGGTGAGCTCTTTATGGATGCGTACTTGGTATTCAACTTACCTGATATATGGAGTCCTATTATACCTCCTTCCTCTACCACGGATTGTTGGAGGCCTTATCAGTTTCGATGGATTCGAAATATAGGTTCAAATATCATCAAACGGGCAAGGGTGGTGATTGGAGGACAGACTATTCAGGAGTTTTCTGGAGAGTATTTGAAGGATATGGTGGACCGCGACTTTCATACTGACAAGAAGAACTTTTTTAATAAGATGACCGGTCACGAAGAGGAACTCTATAAGCCCGAATATGCGTTCAATCGTTTCAATCGTTACCCCCATAGTTTTTTTCTGAATGCTCCATTGGAGCCATCCTTGCGCGGAAGAACAATTTATGTGCCTCTTCATTTTTGGTTCATGAATTCGTCAAAAATGGCTATCCCACTAGTGAGTCTTCAATACCATGAGATGCAAATTGTGCTAGAGTTAAGACCGATTCGTGAACTCTTTACCATCAATGATGTCTCTCTGACAAAGGATGAGGGTTTTACACTCACTCCTATACAGCCCAACTTTAATAATGAATATCACTCCATGTATCGATTTTTACAACAGCCTCCCAATTTCACCCTTGAACCTGCGAGTTATCCTAACCGAAACTCCTTGTGGGATACTGACATTCATTTGATGACCACGTATGCCTTTTTAACGGATGAAGAATCCAGAGCGTTTGCCGCGAATGAACAGCGTTATCTCATTAAAGATATTCATGAAACCAAGCATACGAATATCACGGGTAGTAGACGTGTTCGTATCGACACCAATGCGATGGTCGCTTCTTGGATGTGGCATTTCAGACGAAGTGATGTATACAAGCGCAATGAATGGTCCAACTATAGCAATTGGGAATACGAAGATAGATTGCCCGACAATGTAAATCCTGCACCCGAGTCCAGTTCTTATAGTATCAATGACCATTTGATTGGCCCTGGTGCGGATTATGCTCGTTCCGTCAATGGGACGCTTATCTCTTCTTCCAATGGATATTTTATCAATCCAAAACTTTCCACCAAGAATATCAAACAAATCCTGGTTTCACTCTCTATCTTATTTGATGGAAAATTTAGAGAATTCTCTTTCAACCCAGGTGTCTACAATTATATGGAGAAATACAAGAACTCCAATGGATTATCCAACGATGGTCTCTATTCCTATAGCTTTAGCTTAAATACAAGTCCCTTTGAATTACAGCCTTCAGGTGCCATTAATCTTAGTAAATTTAAAACCATTGAGATGGACATTTCTACGATTTTACCCGATTTAGACCCAAATGCGAATTTTCAAGTCATTTGTGATACAGAAGGCACTATCATTGGAACAACTCAGAAGGATATTCTTTATATTTATGGATATGATTTGTACTTAGTGGAAGAGAGATATAACTTATTAAGGTTTATTAGTGGAAACGCAGGTCTTCTCTATACTAGATAAGTCCATGATTATTTTATAATCGTCTATATTATGTCTACCGACCCTGTCAAATTGTTTTATGATAAATTCATGAACGGGCTATTGCCAGCAGATGGTGCTAGAATTGATACGGATGACCTTGTTTTAACAGGTAAGGATGGAACATCCATTATCATTTTAAAGAATAGCAATACCGTCTATAAAGAATCCCCTATCAAGGTATTCGAAGCTACGCCGAACAAAACCGGATTGTTTAAGTTTGTCTTTCCAATCGATACCACCGTGAGTGGAGATGGAACAACCTATACAACTCCCTCGAATAGTGTATATACTTTTAGTTCGGCAGCAGAATCTCACAATGAATCAGGTAGATGGACTAAATTTGTCTCGGATGGAACCATTCAAATCAGACCACCAGATGAGTATAAAGAAGTCGAAGAAGTTCAGTTTATTAACAATGCCACGACTAATGCGGCGTCCCTTTCAGATAGTTCTTTTATGGATGACATGAAAGACAATCCATTTTGTAATATGCTTAAAATCGTATATAATGTCTTTCGCGACATGATAATTGTTGTGATTTTTTGGATACTTTTTATCTCTATCAGTTGTTGGGTCATGGTTCCGTCGGATTATCTATACCCTACGGATACGTCCACTTATCCATTTATCTACTATAAATCCGTAGGGAAATACTATGACTACTTAAATCCAGATGAAGAAGATATTTGTAAAACAAAAATAGATTTGGACACGAATCTTTCGCGAAAGAAACAAAAAGAATTGTTTGACGAGTTTGAAAAATTTAAACAGGATGACCGGAATAAAGACAAAACTGAAATCCTGAATGCGATTTATCCGCAGTTATTCGATACCCAAGAAAGTAGTGTCAACTTTTTCAGTCGGTACTTAATTCAAACGTGCGCGAAACCTGAACTCAATGCTACAGACCACATACGTTATGTCATCCTTATTCTCTTGTTTCAGAACTTCGTATACTGTAATCGGATTACATCGATGATGCACTCTTTGTTTTCTACCTTATCTACCGATATCTTAGGTCGTTTGGATACACGAATCTTGGTCGTGCTTTTTGCGTTTTTATTGTATGGCTTCTTTTCAAGCTCTGGTGCTGTCAAAAATTTAGTGATTGAGTTATTTAAAATCAAATTTAAAGAAGAGACCGACATCGGTTCCTTCATCTCGAACCAAATTGTCACCATCCTTGTCTATATTTTGGCAGCATGTATGTGTATATTTATACCGTTGTCTTCTATCTTAGCGATTGTATGCCTCATGGTGACGACGTATACGCTTGCCAAAAACATTATTGCCCCATTCAATACCACTATCTGGGTTTTTTCATTGGTTACGATTTTATTCTCGATAGGGTCCTATCTATCCATTAGTCTCATGCTGGGAGGTGTGATGAATCCAAAAGAACTGGTTTCATTCAACAATGCGAGTACACTGTCGCTATTTATTTTTATCTTTTCGTTGGTAGGTGTAGGCTTGCCTTTGCTCTTTGCGATTGGATATTCGGGGCGTCTCTCCCTCAAACTGTTTGTCTCCTTTTTCTCTTTTACAAAAATAGACGTCGTGGTTCAGAGAATGATAAAAAGCATCCCCTCGCTCGTGATGATTGCGCTACTACTGTTGTTTTTACACGTGAATAAAATCTTGGGGAAAACCTATTCTGTGATTACGTTTACTATCATTTTTCTAATTGGTGCCTATGTTTGGTTGACGAAAAGCAAGAAGTAGAAAGAGGTAAAAAGAAATTAAACCCTCTTCTTTATATTCCTTATATGCCTCGCGTGAGTTTGTGTACACCTACGTTTAATCGCCGTCCGTTTTTCAAAGGGACCATTGCGAATGTATTGGCACAAGATTTCCCGGTTGACCAAATGGAATGGATTATTGTGGATGATGGAACCGATAAAATTGGGGATTTAGTCGCGCATCTACCCTTTGTCAAATATATTCAGGTAGAAAAAATGTCTCTCGGTAAAAAGCGTAACTTCATGCATGAACAATGTACTTTCAAAAATGACGACGATATTATTGTGTATATCGATGACGATGATTACTATCCAGTACAGAGGGTGTCTCACGCCGTCTCTCGACTCACCAACTCGGACGCATTATGTGCTGGGTCAAGCGAATTGTATATTTGGTTCAACAGTCTTCAGAAGATGTATAAATTCGGACCCTATGGTCCCAATCATTCTACCGCAGGCACTTTTGCGTTTAAGCGTGCTCTTCTGAAACAAACCCGTTACGAAGATGACGCCGTTCTGGGGGAAGAGAAATTTTTTCTGAAGAATTACACCATACCCTTTGTACAGTTAGACCCCTTGAAAACCATTCTTGTCTTTTCTCATAATCAAAATACCTTTGACAAACGGAAACTGATTGATACGTCTAATTCCGTATGCAAAGAATCCTCGCTCAAGGTGAAGCATTTTATCAAATCCAAAACGATACACTCTTTTTATACCAAAGAGTTAGACGCCCTATTAGAGTCTTATGAACTAGGTCAGCTTAAATATAAACCTGACGTAGTGGAAGAAATCAAGCGACGAGAACAATCGAAACGCCCTATTACCACGACTGAACTCATGGCTGCCTTAAGCATGAAAACTGAAGAAATACTCGCTCTTCGAAAGGAGCTGGACCAAAAGAATGAATACATTAAACTTTTAGTTGAAAGTATAAAGACGCGCGATTCACCTCGTTTGCCGTAAGTTCTTCCGTCTGTTCTCTCAACAACTTGTAATATAAATCCTTCTTTGAACAATTGAGTTTATGACATAGTCCTATCATAAAGGTGTTGTTGTTGTATTCATTGCTGTATTTGGTCAATACTTTTGTAAACCGATATTCAGATACCTTTTTTGGGGTAATGTTGGATTGCTGATAGAGATAATAATTGTGAAGAAGTTTAATGTAATACGTCATTTCATTAAAAATCCACAATTGTTTCTGGAAGCTGATTCGGTCAAAATAGTCTCCTACACAAAGGTTCTGTAAGATGGTTTGATAAAAGGGAAATTGTTCCTTTGGAATCACGTCAATTAGGTTTTCATGAAACAGAAGTGCTTGGGTAGCTTTTTCGTTTTCAATCATGAAATCATCCTTAAACTGTTTTGTCATGATTTGCTTGATGTTGATTTGAATGCTTTTCTCGTATTGATTATGGGCAATGTCTCGATTCGTTTTGGTTTGTATACATGTACAAAACTTCATGATTTCCTTAATTTTTTTGTCATAGGAATTCGTCCCGCAGAGAATAAGCGAGAAGTTTCTTGTTTTCTTCTTTTTTTCTTCTAATTTGAATTGTTTTAAAAATTGGGTCAATACCTTCTTTTCATGCGTGTGAAGAAAGTCGATGTTGTCAATGACACATATTTTTTTCTTAGGTGCTTTATGAAAGATATCCACGATAGAGGGTTGTACCCATTTGTACAAATCGTCGAACTCTTGGATATCTTGTATCGAGACAAATATGGCCTGGTCTAATTCTTTCAATAGGGTGGTTTTGTAAGTGCCTGACTTTCCAAATAGGTACACAGGCTTCGTTCCCTTTAACGCTGTCTTCAGTTCTTGCATGGTCATTAAATAATCCAACGAATTATATTTAAATACTTGAACTATTTGTAATTCCATCCCAAGAGACCCCACAGTCTGCAGCCCAGTTTTTCTTTTCATTCAAACTCATTCCTTTTGGGTTCAAACGAACACACTGGGGCCTTTTATTGGAATAGATGTTGACATCTGTAGTACAATAACCGGTTTCATTTAAACTATAGAAATCTGGGCATACGGAAAGAGTGGCTGGAAATTCTTGAGAGTTGTTTTGGTTTGAGATGATGATAGCCATAATGATTAAAAGAATGACCAGTTGAACCGCAAATGCGATGATAGTATTTTGATAGAATCCCATGTATATTTTAAAAATAAAATATATTATATAGTTCAATGGAATCCAATGGGAGAATAGATTTACTCGCCTATCAAGGTGGAACACCTCTTTTTTTAAAGGATAAAATTATGCCTAAGTCAAAGACACATTATTTCAATGCGATGAAGCATACCCTTCAAAACTCAGAATTGTCTCTACTGTTTTTTTCTTCTAAAAACATCAACATTATTGAAAATGCGATTAAGGCAGGTGTGTACGAAATGTCCAATAAGGTTCATGTGATTGATACGCAAGACAGGGACCAGCTCTATGTGATTATGCGAGCTATTTTTCTACAGTATAGTCTAAATCAACCCGACAATCTCACGAGACAAATCGAAGTACTCAATTCCAGAGTGGTTGCCTATTGTGTGCCACGTATCTATGGGGAAATTCAGAGCTATCTTCATTACAAAAAGGATATCTCTACCTTGGTGGTTCCATTGGCCAATCCAGCCTATTATCATAAGGATACCTCTCTCGAATTCAAGCGTTTCTTCTAAATGCGCTAAAGAGGGTCCCTTATTGTAGATAGAGTATAAAATGGAGTTTGAAGAGATTCATCGCAAATACCCTACCGAATTTACGACAGCGTTATTGAAACACAAGCACCTATTTTATGAAATTTACGAGGAGTGTGGTCAGACATTTACCAAAGGATGTGGTTCTTATTTATTTGATGGTCAGAACTATACCTATTGTAATTTAATGTATGAAAAGCAAGAACTTTTGTACCATAGTGTAAAAAATGCGAAACACGTATTAGAGATAGGAACGTATATGGGCCATTCCTTGCTCATCATGTTGCTTGCGAATCCATCTTTGAAAATTACCTGTATAGATATTAGCGATGAGTTTACTCTTCCTGCCGTAAAAGTACTGAATCGGCACTTTCACGATGCGATTCAATTTATCCATGGAGATAGCTTGAGTGCTTTGATGAAAATGGAGAAAACATTTGATTTTTTTCATATTGATGGTCATCACAATTATGAATATATTAAAAGTGAATTCAACATGATATCTAACTTAAATCATTCGAAAGACCGTATCTTACGAATCATCTTTGACGACCAGGAATGTTTACTCCCTCTACAGAAGGAAATTCATATGAAATATAAGGTAATTCAAAAAATAATCCCTAACTGTCCATGGAACAATCTTTATCTGGAAATTCAATTATAGAGTACTATCGGTCATCAATCCTTTTTCTTATTTTTATTTTTATTTCTTATTTTTATTTTTTATTTTTCTTTGTTCCACCAAATTGTCCCCTATGCAACCGTTCTAAGTCATACTCGTCCACCCTGCGGGTGTCGGTACATCCAAAATCAACCAACAACACATTTCTTAGATGATATTTATGGTAAAGGTCGTAATATAGTTCGGATTTCATAAGACGAAAACCTCCTTTTGCTATATCATTCTTGTACAAGACGGTAAAATAGGGTTTCCCCTTTTCATCTCTACGCAATAACATCGCTCTTCCATCCACCTTCGTATGGTCGTCTTGATTATAGAATTGCCATTCTCTTTCACAGTATTCATTGGAATATCTACTAGGTTTTACGGTAGATTCAAAGAATTTTTTATAATGAGGGATTGTGTTGATTTTTTCCATCATTTTTGGCATCTTACTTAGCCTAGCTTTTGTGGTATGAATAAAGTCTTCGATATTCGTAGACAGATAGGATAGAGCATCGGTGAATCTAGTTCGTATAAACGCTTCAAACAATTTGGGGTGAGAGAACCAGACACATGTATTCCCTACGTTTGCGATAAGTAAGGTGCGTTGTTTGAAGTCTCTTCTGGTTCTAATGTGACACAACTCTCCTCTAAACTCAGAATGTCCCAAAAGAAACACAATTCCATCGTATGAATCCTTTTCTGTAGGGGTATATTGTATCTTAGGCACAATGCCTCGAGTAATATTCCAACCCTCTGGACTGTAATTCGGGTTATTCTCCGCATACTGAACCGCCGCTTCATCCATGATGGCCAGCATGGGTTTACTTTTTCTGGTCTTACGATTCGAAGTTTGGCTTCTGCTCATATTATAACAAACGATAATATTGTGAAAGTGCTATAGTTTGAAAATCAATGATAACCGTTGCTCATGTTCTTTCAGATATGATTCACTTCTCTGAATGAACTACCTATTCCGAATATGGAATCTAGCCGATTTTCTAGTTCTCTTGGACCGTCTTCGTCGAGTTTTGGTGACCTTATTTCCGCCAAAACGTCTTTCTATCTCAATAACACTTCTCATTTCTGGACATATACTTTTGTGAAAGTCCGTACATCCATGGTCGATGATGGTTAAATGTTTGATGTTATGTATTTTTTTTATATCTTCGATTAATCTTGATTTTTTTAGTTCAAACTTAGAGAACCTATTTATTTCATCTTCATATAATCTTTGGTATTTGATTTTTTTTCCTATCTTTGTCATTAACAATACAACGCCTTCTCTTTCTCTCTTACCTGAGAATGACCACACTCGTTCACAAAAGTGGTTTACATCACGATTCTGTGCCACTTGTGCTCCAAAATAATTAGATACCTTTTGTGGATTATGCCTTGTTTCAAATGAACGAAAATGATATTTATCGTTGATTCTATAGTTTTGTTTTTGTGTAAATACATGTTGAGCAAGTTCATCTGTTGTCATTTCAAAAGCTCCTTTATAAACATCTTTGAAGTAGTCTACTAACAAATCTGGATCACGAAACATTAGACAAAGGTTTCCTATACCTCCTACCATGAGGGTGTGTACCTCCACCCCATTTGTAGATAAATTACATTCACAGTCTTTAGTGCCTAATTCAGAATGTCCCAATAACATTATAATTCCTTTCTCTTCGTCTCCTTCTGATTTGTTTCTTGACCTGCTTCTTGACCTGTTTCTTTCTCTGTTATCATTTTCATTTCCTAAAAAATTAAAACGTACGGGAGAGGCCGTAGAATGCCAGATAGGTGATGTTGTTTGCCAAGAATACAAAGGGGACCCTCTAGGTGATTCAGCTTGCTGTGAAAAATCTAAGTACTCTGTATTTAAATCATGTAGTGGGTTCATTATACTATCACAACATTATTTCTAATTCTCGAAGTTCTTTCGTCCACATCTGTTGTTCCGTCATGCTTTCTGTCTCGTCCAGTTCCTTCTGTTTGGATTCGAACTGCTCCTTGAGGTGAGCCACGTTCTCTTCACATACACTATCCATGCTCATCTTAGTCAGATAGTGAAAGGTCCCCTGTTGAAGGTCATACTTCTTGTGGGTGAGCAGGTCTGTGATTTGAGTCGAGCTCTTCCTACGCAAGTCGATGGTCTCCGCCAAACACTCTTGAATGTATCGATGTCTGTTCTGTAAGACCAGGATTTCCTCTCGCAAATGCTTGAGTAAATACTCTTTGCGCTTCAAATAGTATAAGAGACGTTGTTCGAGAAACGCATCGCAAATCTCGTGAACTTCGTTGAAGTGTACCAGTTTCTCTTCGTGATTGAAGAGGTTCATGTTAGAGGTTGATAAGTAGGAATACAGCTTCAGTGCTTTCACCAATTCGTCACCCTCCATGTCTTTGGCAAGAACCAGCTTCATGTGAACCACCTTGTCCGTCGACAAATCTGTGAAATCTTTGAGGATACCCTCATCCACTAGCTTGTCTAGGAAGATGAGGTAATCCTCGTTCCATGTTCCGATGGGGAGTTCGGTGACTTCCACCACGTTCTTTTTCAGTGTATACACACCTCTTGACAAGAACCGTTTCTCCGTCTCCCGTTCAATCGTGCCTTTGAATCCGCGGAAATGGGGGACAAACTCTTTGTCGGGCGTTCGTCCTTCCAAGGTATCCAACAAATACTGAACAATCTTTTTGGGATGGTAGCAATGGACTTCCGTACTGAATCCTGTACCAATACCCTTGGCACCGTTCACCAAAATCATCGGAATAATCGGCGCATAGAAGATGGGCTCGACCGAGAGACCATCGTCATCCAAGTAGGTCAGAATCGCATCGTCCTTCTTCGGAAACAAGGTTCGCGTAATTTTCTCCAGCTTGGTAAAGATATACCTCTCGGACGCACTGTCTTTCCCACCTTGGAGGCGTGTTCCAAATTGTCCGTTCGGCGAAAAGAGGTGGATGTTGTTCGACCCCACGAAGTCTTGTGCCATGTTGACAATCGCACCATTCAGACTGGCTTCGCCGTGGTGATAGCCCGAGTTCTCGGACACGTAACCACTGAACTGAGCCACCTTGATTTCCTGTGTCAGATTCTTTTTGAAGGCGCTAAACAATATCTTGCGCTGAGACACTTTGAGACCATCCATCAGATTGGGAATGGACCGGTCGCAATCGTATTTGGAGAAATGAATCATCTCCTTGTTCACGAAATCGCCGAGAGAGATATCCTTCGCTTTGTGGTCGACTCGCAACTGTCGGTCATAGACACTGAGCCATTCCTTACGCTGGTCTGCTTTCTTCTTGTGAAAGAGCATGTCCAGCGTTTCCGCATCCTTCTCTTCCTGACAGAAGTGTACCAGTTTCTTTTCTTTGAAATATTCCTTGAACTCGGCACCTGTACTGGTCCCCAAACCCTTGTAATATTTCAACTTCCAACCTTCCAATCCTTCTTCCTTCCACGACTCATAGTCCGACTCGTTGTAAAAGGAGAGCACCTTGGACCCTTTCGTGGCTTTTAGAATCGGTGTATTCATGAAGCCAATGAACCGGTCCAGCTTGAGAAGCGAGGGCCACAGGCACTCAAACAAATTCAGACAAAGACCTTTGATGTGACTTCCGTCCAAATCCTGGTCAGTCATGAAGATGATTTTACCATAACGTAGTTCCTTGACATCTTTGTATTCTTTTCCGGTTTCGAGCGCCATGATTTTCTTGATTTCGATAATCTCCTTGTTCTCATTAATCTTTTTCAAGGGTTCACCGCGAACATTCAAAAGCTTTCCTTTCATGGGATAGACGCCGATGTAGTTTCGGTCCTCAGGGGTGAGTCCAGAAATAATACCGGCTTTCGCAGAGTCTCCTTCGCACAAAATCAACATACACTCGGAAGAATGCTTCGTGCCAGCATAATTCGCATCGACCAACTTGGGAATCCCGCGCAAATTCTTCACCTTGTTTCCATCCGACTTCTTGGAGTTCTTCTTCTCCTTCAGGTCGTTCATATCACACGCAGCAGACATGACTCCCATGTTGGCGAGCTTCTCAATAAACTTATCACTCACGGTACAAGCAGAACCAAACTTGGATGAAGGTGTCGTCAGGTAGTCTTTGGTTTGACTGTCAAAAGATGGGTTTTCAATCGTACAATTCAGAAACAAGGTCAGCTGTTCTTTAATAATCGCCGGTTTGACGTCTACTTTCTTCTTCTTCAGAATCAGCGCACACATTTTTTTGATGATCTGTTGAATGATATAGTCCACGTGCTTGCCACCCTTGCTGGTAAAGATGCCATTCACAAAGGAAACCTGTTTGAACTCATCGCTAAGGCATACAGTATAGGTCCAACCATCTAGCGTCGATTCCGTGACTTTGTCCTCTTCCGTATACATCGAAACATAATGGGAAAAGTCTTTGACTGGAACCGCCACGTCGTTGTATTTCACCTTGACCTCCTTGCTTGTCACTCCCGCAATGTCGTACACGCGTCTCTGAAAGAGGGATAGCATCATCGGGGTTAATCCTTTGAGGCCAAACCGCTTGTAATCAGGTTCGAAACTAACTGTCGTATAGGGCTTCTTGGAACATGCCTTGACTTCAGGCGGATGAATCACATCCATGTTCTTTTCAAACACCTGCGTGTATTTCAGCTTCCGGGTCGCATCCACGGTTTCAATACTTCCCCAGGTAGACCATATCAGAACCAACTTGAATCCAAACCCATTCTTACCTCCGGTAATCTTCTGTTCTTCTTTGTTATAATTGGTAGACGTACGCAGGTGAGCGAAAATCATTTCTGGAATCCAAATACCATACGTGGGATGCTTCTCTACATCGATGCCATCTCCATTGTTGGTCAACGTAATTCGATTGTTTTCTATCTTGATATCAATCATGGTGACCACATCCGTTGTGGGTATCGTGGCTTTCCTCTGATTCGTTCGAATGACATGGTCGCGACAATTGACAATCCCTTCATCAAATAATTTAAACAACGCTGGGTTATATTCAATCTCTTCGAGTACAATCTTGCCCTCTTTCAACACATACATAGGGCCGGTCGAGGTATCAATCGAGCCAATATACGTATCTGGGTTATCCAGAATGTGCTCCTTGTCGGTCTTCTTTTGGTACTGAGATTCTAGGGAAGTCATTTTTTCTACATAGATAGATGGAGTTCTTCTTACATCAATTTTATTTATAAACTATGAACTAATAATCTTCTACATATACAATGTTGAATACCTGTAATAATAAAAAAAAAACGATATGTGATAAGTCCATCTATTCGTATCCATCCAATCAACTCTCAACCAAACGTCTTCAAGCCACCATGATTCGAAACCATACCAAAATTACCTATAACAACAGTCGATTGAAGACCGTCTATAATTTAATGCTTGGACTAGATTATGTCATCAATCGAAACCTGTTATTTCAGTACAAATACTCGTTATACACTCGATACCTCGGCGACCTTGTACGCGGAAACATCACCCAACAAGTCAAACTAGATTTAACGAATATGTTACAAGTGCTTGTCTCTAGTCTTACGCCAGTGGAATATAATTTTGTCTTTGAAATAACGCCTCCAGTACCTGAGGTTATTCCGGATGTCATTGAAGACTCCAACTATACATTTTATGTGATTCAACGAAAAATGCCTGACCGTACTTATTTTATGTTTAAAAACTTAACCTCAAACTTTTTATTGGAACCGTTGATGTTCTATACATTTGATGTCTCGGACCCCTCCAACTTACAATCCAAGTTGTCCTTTTCCGATGATAAATACAGTAGTATACCGTATCGTGGGATTGAGTATATCTCTACGCCAGGTACGCCTGGCGCGAAAGTGATTTTAAGTATCTATAGAGATATTTCGACCCTTCAGCTCTATGTCTATAACGCCTTAGAACGATATCCTACGATACAATATTCATGGGGGTATTCTATCGAGAGTATCGCGATTCATTTGGCAAAGACGCTGGTCGAAACCGTTGACAATTTTCTGTATATCAATGCGAGACAATACTCTTATCTATCCATATACGAGTCGTCAGGGCCTAAGTATAGTATCAACGACAGTATTCTGCCGGTTGTATTCTTAGAGTTTAATCAGTATCATTATAGTTTTACCTATGGTACCTATTTTCTGGAGATTCCTAAAACCTATGCTGCGACTCTCCTGAATAAAGGATACGAGGATTTCATTAGTTTTATTGGGGATTCGGATAAAAAAAGTACAGAACTTGTCTATGGAACGAGTCTTGCGACCAAAGGTATGGTGAATCAGGAAGGCGCTTTTGATTTTTATCATGGAAGAGTCCAGATGACTATTTATAAATACTTTCCCATGGAATTATCCTTTTATTCTCGTACCTTTGGTTTTATGGGAGGGATGAACTTACTCAAGTGTATGGAGACCATCGATACATCCGACTCTATCGGAACCTTACCCTATTACAATACCTTAGATAAGAATGAACTCATCCGTTTGAACGGAGACAAAACCCTTACCCCTCGAAAGTACGGGATGTCCATGGGTATCTATGTTTTAACTATCGACCCGTCTATGAATGTAGCCTTTTTAAACGTAGGAAAAGAAGAACTATTCGATGTTATTCCGACTTCCTCCACCGTGACCAGTGGACCGTTTAAAGCTCCAGACGGGCGTATGTATCTGTTTTACAGTGGTCGTATCAACATTGCGGTAAGAGGCTGGTTTGAAACCATGTCCTTGTGTACTCCGTCCGGTTATTCTGGAGGATATCAACTCTTGGTCTACAACGCATATCGGGGCTCTCCCTCTAAGTATGTCTATACATCTACACAGACCGCTAAAGGACTTTGCTCCCAAAATAATCTCAATCTGTATGACAATAAGTTCATCTATTTTAATGATGATTTTACCTCTCGAAAAGATTACGGTCTCTACAATGGAGTCTATACGATTTATAACATACCGCCTACCTGTCCCATTACCCTTTTAAACAAGAATAAGGAAACACAGGTCTTTTTGGAAAGTCTTACCAATCAGACGAGAAGAGGTACGGGTCCCGATGGGTCTATCTACACCTTTTATTACGGGACACTTCGAATTACCGTTCGCGGTGACTTTGGTAGGATGTCTCTGTATACCTTATTCAATGGATATATGGGAGGGATAGGCATGTTCGTGTACCATTCACAGTTTAACAACGAGCATACCTATCCAGACGTTCGTTCGATTCCGACCATTGTTCCAGTCTCCTCCAACAAGTCATTCACGGACGCACAAGTAGAGACCACCTATGTTCCATTAAATATTCTAATGAATGGTGCTGAACCACTGGACAATGCGACCATCTATAGTGATTTGTATACTTTTCCTGTCGTCTATAACACGTTGACCATCACTTCTGCCCTGTCTTTTAATTCAGAACAGCCGAACTCTACTAAAAAATATCTCATGAAAAACGGTATTTATGCGGTGGATTCAAGTGCGTTTATCACTCTTCTAAATGCTGGGAATGACCGTATCAAAATAATCGGCGTATTATCCCAGACGGCTGTGTCCGCGGATGGTTACAAGTATACCTATTTTAGAGGAAATACGATTGCGATTTATGTCTATGGCAATTTCGGGCTGTGTTCTTTAGAAGTGTTAGGAGGTCCGTTGGGTAATTATCTATTATGTCATGAAGATAATCTTCTACCTTAATTTTTATATTTAGTCAATATATATGAATACGAAAACGGTCGGCTCTCGCGCAGAAGTGTTCCACGGAAATGCTGTACACACATCCGGTGGACTCACTAAAAAAGATTTGATGAAAAATAAACATGGTGAAATTGTCTCCAAGAAGAAGCACTTTCAGGCAAAGAAGGACAAGCGTTTAGAGAAGGCCGGATATTTCACACAAAAGGGGAAGTTCGGTTTTGTGAGAAAAGATAAATCGGTAAAGGCAAAGAAATCAAAGCGTAAGACGAGACGGGCGTGAGCTCTTAGGGATACCCCCTGAACTTCGGATTAAGTGTATCCGATGTTGTACCAGGTTCTTATCCACTTGATTTGGTTTCGGTGCTGGTTTTTGTTTATCCAATAGCGCGTTTCTCTTTAAGACGCTTGTACGTGAGGAGGAGTCTTGATACGTTTGATTTATTCCTATTTGTTTTGCGTTTTTTAGGATGAACGTTAGTTTTAGCCCCATTACTATAACGATATCTTTTTTTTTTACGCGTACCTCCTATTTTAAAAGAGGTTATGTTTTTGATTAGATTGTCTCCACTCTTCGTGATAGACTTAGACATGAGACAAGTCGATACCTTTCCGTCATATGGATTACAAGCCATTTTATATTAGCACAATATAAAATGGCCCAACATGTTCCTCGAAACAACATCAACCGCAGTCGAAGTCGCAGTCGAAGTCGCAATCGAAGTCGAAACGATAACAGCAACAGTAGCATCAATATCTCTGATGAGATTCAACCTGCTCGAATAGGACTATTTGTTATCAATGCGCATTCGAACGATACAGAAAAATACGAAAGGATTGGACCTGGGTTTAGAGTGCTTCATTATTGTCCTCCTGATTGTAAACTTCGTTCGATTCATGAAGTGAAAGGTGTCACGGAAGAAATTTCAAGACTCACCAGTGTAGAACACGCATGCATGAGAAACTTAAAGGTGTACGATACATTTACGAGAGGAGAAGCTCCTAATTATCTCTTTTATACCATGGGAGAACCTCGTCACGGCCTGTTCTTCTGTAATGGTGAACATCTCGTGAAAATCGAGACATTAGAAAAGGGTAAACGATATACTCTATCTAAAATCATTCGTCATATTCGCGCCTATATGGAAAAACGTAAACTAGAGTTTGATTCTATCGACCTAGGTATCATGGCCTGTAGGAGCACATGTAAAGACGCAACCTCAGTATATGCCATTCCAGTAGGAGCCAGTAAACGTCCAAATCATCCTCCGTTCTCTATACACCACAATATAAATTGGAGAAATACAAGGAAACTTTCTCGGAGTCGACCCCAAAACAGGTCTCGAAGTCGAAGCCGAAATCGTGGTGCAGAAAGCCGTTCTTGAACATTCTGAAAAAATAGGTTTGAACATTTTCATTTTGATTTTTCCAAAAATAAATTCTGAAAAATATTTTTTGAAACTTTTTTTTCACTTCCCTCCCTCCCTCAAAAAAAAACAAAAAAATTAGGCTCCTACAAATGTAGCAATGGTGTAAATTCCTACATTTGTAGCTTGGAAAAGGTTACGGTAGAAGATTGTCGGCTACATTTGTAGCGAAAAAGTAGCCGAAAAGTATATAAAATAAAGTATAGTGTAATGGTATATGACTTTTTCTTGCGAGTGTTGTAACTACAATACCAATAAAAGGTTCAATTATGAAAAACATGTATCTAGTAAAAAGCATAGTATGATGGCAGAAAGTAGCAAAAAGTTAGCCAAAATTAGCCAACCGTTAGTCGAAATTAGCCATTTTTGTGCCAAAGTTAGCCATTCGGTAGCTGAAGAAAAAGGGGCGAAACCAGAAAAGGTAGCTACGTTATTTAAATGTAAGTATTGTGACCAAGGTTACCGTCATAAATCCTCTTTGTCGAAACATATTAAATACTCCTGTACGAAAAACAAAGATGAAGATTTAGCCGAACTTGTACGACTACTTAATCAGCAACTGGAACAGCAGAGACAAGAATTCACTAAGAAGATTGATGCTCAGTCGAAACAAATTGAAAAACTCATGG